TTCCCGTTAGGTACGGGATAGTATCGTACTCCATTTACATAAACTGGTTTGTCAAGTTCAACAAGCGAATTACCAATGTGTTCAAACATAATTAGAGACCAAGATTTAATTTACTTACAAGATAGGATTTGACTAGACCAGAACGTACAATATCATCAACACCAAACTCAACACAACTAAACTCTTTCATATCCTGAATGATGCGAAGAAAATTAACGATGCCATTACGTTCATTTTCCTTAACCAAATCAGATTGAACAACATCACCACAGAATATAATTCTAGTATTCTCACCAACACGGGTGATGATTGAATCAAGTTCGTGGAAGTTGAGGTTTTGACATTCATCAATCAAGAGGATGGCATTATCAAATGTAGTGCCACGAATGAATGATGTGCTCCAGAAACTAATAGTTCCCTGATTTTTAAGATTGCCGTAGAGCATTTCAAATGAATTCTCGTCAGGCATCTTGAACATATACTTTACCATATTCTTATAAGGAATTTGATAAAGGGAAGACTTGTCTTCATGATCTCCTGGAAGGAAACCAATCTCACGAGTTGCTACCAATGAACGAACGATATAGATCTTTTCATATGGAGTTCTCTCATTGAGAACATCTTTAAGTGCAAGATAAAGTGCAACAAATGTTTTACCCGTACCAGCAGCACCATATGCAAATAGATTTTGATCAAGATTATAACTATTAAACATTTTTTCTTGATTTTCTGTAAGAGGTTCAATCTCATTCAAATAATCTAAATTGATTGGTTTCTTACGCTGCATTTGTTTGTTGCCTATTCCAAAAGGAACTGGATTAGCATTTTTTCTTGCTCTTGGCATATTAGGTATACTGGGAAATGTTTACTGCGTTAGGGTGTGCAGCTTTTACTTTCTGCATCACTTCTTTGAACCCATCCGATTGTTTGGGCTCTCCATATATAGTTCCCCCAACACCTGCCATCCAATCCTTATTCCAGTCAGGATTATCTTGCTTCCATTGCTCATACTCCTTCATTGAAATGTACATTTCTTTTTTCTCACCAGTACTGGTGTTAATAACGTTATAAGTAGGCATAATTTTACTCCAAAGTAATATTAGATTGGTATAAAGATTCTGGGCAATCTTTACGTTCCCATTCTAGTGCCTTAGCAATATCAGGGAACTGGGAAATGAAAACGCAACGTGCTGCTTCTGCAATGTCTCTGTGCTCCTTCTGTGTGCCATTAGAAGACCTCAGATTAATATAATGTATCCAAGACCTCACAGAACCTTTCATATAGATCCTAGTGGGCGTAGACAGGGGTAGGATAAACCTTGCACATTCCTTTGCCACACCTACCTCTAGGAGGCGCTTGTAAAGATCGTTGGCGGCGATAAAGTGCTCTTCAATTTGAGATTGTAGGTAGATTTGTGTAATAGGATCAAGGTCATCAGTAGAGTTCTGACGATTCTTTAAATCTTGTCTACGAAGTTCTGGGATGGGAATGTCTGCTGCCAAAAGATTAGCATCAGCATACCGTTGAGAAAATTCCTGAAATGTAAAACTCCTGTGTCTAAGAACTTGAGCAGCAATTCCTCTGGTCGTATTAATTTCCAGAGTCATATCTGCTTGCTCAAAGATTGACCAGTGCTGGTGCTTGATACAATACTTCAGTAGACCAGCAGCAGTTTCAAACTGAAGTTGGTTACTGGGATTACTTACACGGGCATTATAAGTAATCACTTCTTGTGCTGATTTGCCTGCAAGTTCCCCAGCACCCTGAGTAACGGCAATCAATTTAACAATAGGATTCATTTATTTTAAACTGGGACAGAGTTATTCTAGCAATAAAAAAGAGGGGTGTCAACCCCCCAGATTACTTTTTCTTTTTTTCTGGGTTTGGTTCTGCTCCATAGAGTCTAGGATTAGCTCTACCTTCAGTTTGTTTGAACGATATAAATGCTTCACGATACTTATCCCAATAGTAATCAAAAATATCAACTTTTTTCCCAGCAATTACAATATCATATTGTAGTTTATCATCCACTTTATAAGTGACAATGTATGCTGTGTAAGGCAGTTTCCTGTTTTGTGCTAATTGTAAATCGCAATTTTCATGAATGAATTTCAGAGTCAAGAGCGTCCCCCCCAAACAATTTGGGGAAATGCTTCAGCAACAACGTTCTTAGTAATCTTATAACGTTTACCAAGTTGTTTATCCTTTGCCATACAAAGTACTTGTGCGTCATCTTTATGAAGACCCTCAAGAAGTTGAATGAACATTTGTTCTCTACGAACTTGATTCAACGTATCATTACCACCCTTAATAAAATGATGGAACAAACGAGATTCATGTTCAAGATTTGTGTGTTCAGTTCCTGCTGGTGCTTCATTTGGTCTATAAGGAACTTCGCCATCTGGAACTAATGTCACGACACTCTCATCAAAATTCCAGATAAGAATTGAGCGTAAAGTATCTGTATTGTATTGATGTAGAAGTTGAATTTTTTCTACTTTAGTTTTAGCGTTACTAACTTTTTGTAGTACTTCAGAGATTAACAATTTCATTTTTTTATCCAAGGTAAATTACTATTTGTGAAACAAAATTCTGCCATCAGGTCATTCAGTTGATGTTTACGAAAGTACTCAAGTGGCACAGATTTTCTGACTTTATTTAGGCTCTCATAATAACTGATGATATTAGTTTGAATATATTCTGGGATGTAATCAAAATCAATTAGAGTTTTATTCCTATTATAATTTTTAAGTTCCTGATCATTACAAATATTTGCTGGATCATTAGCAATAAACAATTCAATAGTTTTTTTACTCAAAGAACGCTGGCGTTTACCTGTTACAAAGGTATCATCAGGGGAAAGATAATTAGGAATGCCATCAGAACGATCACCTTTAATAACGTGTTCGTTGATAAATTCCTTAACTTCTGTACGACTGAATTTAATAGACTTTTTTAATACTGGATTGTACTGATCAACAAAAGGATACTTTTGAAGTTGTATAAAATCTTTATCACCAGAAAGAATTAAAACTGAAGAAGTGTTTCCACTTTGATGATGGAATTTACACATCACAGAGATTACATCATCTGCTTCAGCACCTTCCACTTCAACAACTTTATAAGGAAATAGTTCTTTGATCTCATCACGAATAGCGTTGAGACATTCGAAAATTTTATTCCAATCCAGACCAGATTTTTCACGATCTTTCTTACGATTCTGTTTGTAGTAAGGGAATATTTCCCTACGCCAATACTTACGAGAATCATAACAAAGAACCAATTCACCATATTTTAATGAAAACTTTTTTTCATAACTACGGATACTACTAAGTACCATATGTCTCATAAAGTTTTCGTTCAACTCACCTGATGACTTAATTTGTGCCATCAGATTTGAAATCATAATTTGGTTCATATCAACAAGAATCATTCAAGCCTCCTCCCCTTCGTCTTCATCAAGCATAAATCTCACTGAATATAATTCAGAATTAATTGGATTTCCATTGTCATCAAACATTTCTGGATGATCAGAAAGTCTATTTTTAGTAGTAGAAGTTTCGAAATATTCTCTACCAAACCAACCAAATATAAATCCCAAAATTCCAAACATTACTATTAGAAATGCCGAGAAAAAGAGCGTTAAAGAAATCATTTTGTTTCTCCTGGTGTGGTTGTTATCCTGAACCAAAAACTGAAGTGATAACGGATTTCTTTTTGACCTAACTTTAAAACTCTTTCGGAGGAAATTTTAAAATCGGGATCATAAGATTTCCTTCCTCGTGTCATTGCTTGTACACCTTTATTTATTTGCATCCTGTATGTACTTCAATGTGGATTTGATATCTCCAGTATACTCCCCATCAATATAAACTTGAGGGAAAGTACACCGTTGAATTAATGGAATGTCTGGTTCCAATTCAAGGTACTTACTAAAAGCAATTCCTTCACCTTCTTCGCCCATACGAATAACTTTAACTTCTTCATAAGGAATTAAAGATGCGGTTAAGATTTGTTTAAGAGTATCACAATACTGACAATTATTGATACTGTAAATTTTTACTGGCATTCTTTAACTCATTATAATAATTTAGAAGTTCTGTATCTGGCATTTGGTTATAATAACCACTATGGTATCTTGTATTTAAAGTTACAAGGTTTTTATCATACTCATCAAATAAAATAAATTGAATTTGTTTGATCAAAAAAGTCCGATCCATAATGGCGTACCCCTGTGGTTGTCTCCTATTTATTCTACAACCTCAACCTCACTGCTGTCAAGCACTATCTGCTCTGAATACCGATGCTGTTCTAACACAGCAGGATCCAACTGTGCTGCTACTACCAAAGGATGCTTCATAATTCTTTTAAGTTCTCTGGTCTTCCTCTGAAGTAGCATAGTAACATTTTTGATAGAAGGAGTTTTCTTTGGGCTTGGATTAAAACCTTTGTTCATATAAAAATACGAGTTTACGACTTCTTCACTATACCAGTTTTTACTAGTGGTGTCAACACCCCTATGAAGCATTATTTCTTCGTGAGCCGTAGGTGTGTAGGTCTGAATTAATTTTAGGTGCCATCCAGTTCAATATAGCATCATATCTTTCTTCTGTAAAAAAATCTTGATTGCGATACCAATTTTCCCAATCGGTATGTGACTTTGAATTATTACAAGATCTGCAACAACAAAGTACATTTTTAGTATTGTCTGCACCACCCTTTGATTGGGGAATGATGTGGTCTAATGTTATGTTTTTATCTGACCCACAGTAAGCACATTCATTGTCCCAAGCATCTTTTATATTTTGCCTCCACATTCTCTTTGCATCTGCTGAACTTGTTGCTTGTAGATTAAACAAGTAGTCCGAAGAAGAATTATAGAGATCCATTTAGGAAAGCATCTATGAATATTTATCTG